TTGTCTGTTTACAAAGTCAACAAATATTCTTCTTGCTGTTGCAATATCTTTAAACCATGTTTGTCTAGGTCTATATGAATTACCATATAATGCGTCTCCGCCTAATCTTGTTTTATCAGGAACAGCATAACCTAACTTTCTATTTGGATCACCTTCAGATAACGATGCACCAAATATTTGAACTGGTTGTCCTTGTTCTGCTCCGTACGTGTAAACATTGTTTGATAATGTTGGAACACTATCAGCTGACTTAACAGTATTGTTGGCTAGATAATAGTACTTGCCTCCTTGTGCAAAAGGCGTTTCTAAAGGCGTATTCAATAATCTATAACCAGCATTTGTATCAAATCCTGATAATGAATGCGTAAGTTTGTTCCAAATTTGATCTGGAATAATATTATCTGGATTATCTTTTTGTAACAATAACCACTGTGTATGAATTTGTTCGTAGTCATTCATACCTGCCCAACCAATATGCATAATTGATCCGTCATCTGATAATCTTTCTGATATATTATAAGTCAAGAATGATTTGGTTGTTATTGGTGAGTAGTATGACAATCCTTGTGTTTTTGGATCATTTAAAATTTGACCCATTTTAATTGAACTTAAATTTCTAAATTCTTGTGTAGGTATATCTGTGCTATTTTTCACCCAGAAGAAATATCTTGTTAATGCTCTACCATTTCTGTCTTCATAGTCTTCTGAAACGTAATCATTTGCATCTTTAACAACACCATCGCCTTCATATTCAGCAGGCAGTTTATCACTCATTGTCCATTCATAAAGATCTACACTTGATCCAGGAAATAGTTTACCCCAGTATTTAGATCTATAATCTAAATCATAGTTTTCATATTCAATATATCTACAAGTTGATGTATCCCACCATACTTCACCTAAGTGTTCTTCTCTCCATGGTAAAGTATTTGAAACTTTTGAATCATCTGAAGTTGTGTAACTTGCAGGATCAATTGTAGATTTATATTTGATGTTTGCTTCAACGTTAGGTGGTAATACACCTTTAACTGGATCATACACAAACATTTCAGCCTCAGTTCTGTAACTTCCTAAATTGTGAACTTGTGACTTAGAAAATAATGCTGTGTCTACAAACTGTTTTTGTAGTCGTTTAGTTCTTTCATATAATGAAGTATTACTTTGAATATTTAAATTTATAGTACCCCATGTTGCAACATCTGAATAGTCTACGTCAGAATGTATTATCCAATAACCAACTGATGTGTTTGGATTTGTATATGTTACAGCTGGTTCGTCACCATATTTTTCATATGCATTTTTAGTATTTAGATCTGCTGTGAATCTTAAAGTTACATATTTGTTTTTACCATAATTATCTAGATAAATTAAGTCACCTTCTGCCCAATTGATATCTTTTAATTTAGGTAAACTTAAAAACTTGCCAACAGTACTTGCTAAAGAAGTTCCAACGATTTTATGTTTAACTGTGATTCGTGATCTTGGTATTGCAGTTGTTGTGTCAGTTGCATAAACTAGTTGAGAGCCTGATGGAACACTTGGAGACTCAAGAGTAACACCGTTATCTATTGTTAGTGTAGTTCCACTAATAGTATAATCTGAACCTTGTGTTAGTACTTCATCGTTGTGTAAAACTACAACATCACTATCTAAAGTAATTGCAGTTGTAAACACTTTTGTATTTGTATAATCAAAATGTTCAACATAAGGATCATCTAATCCACCAAGTCTATCATGTAATCTAACATCAACATAATCAAGTAAACCAGTAGCAGAACTTATTGCACCTACTTGAGCAGTTGTAGTTGGTATTGCACCAGTTGTATCCGTAACTTGGTATTGTGCTGTGTTGTAAGTTATTTGTACGTCTGCATTACCACTTGTAGCATTTGTAAATGCAATATTAATGTGTGCTGTATAATTCTTTCTTGCCCAATCAATATTTGTGTTTGTTAAAATATTTTCTTGTATTGTGCTTGAATCAATATTGTTGAAGTCTGTTGCACTTACAATTTCAATTTGATTCTGTGATAATGTTTTATCTTGTCCTTGTTCAACTAAAAATATATTACCATTAAAGTTATTACCACCAGATCCAAACGATTCAGTGATGTTAAACTTCACAGATGAAATACTATTCAATTTGCTTATTGAACCTAAATCAACAATACCACTTGTAGCAGAATCTTGTATTCTTATTTGTCCTGAAACATCTGTTGCTTGTACTGATATATCAAACGACTGATTGTTTGAAGCACTAGTATTTCTACTAATCTCAATTTCAGTTGTTGTTGCACCTTGAATTACTCCACCTACTGCTGTAATATCAGAGTTTGAACTGTTAATTACAAAACTTGATACTCCAGTTCTGTCAGGATCAATTTCTATAGTTGGTGTTGTAAATCCTGATCCACCTTTAACAATATTAAGAGTTTTAATTGCACCAAATTTATAATAGTTGTTTGCATTAACATTTGCAACAGTATCAGCATGGAACGTGATCCAGTTTTGAGATAATGCTGGCAAAGAATTTAATGCTGTAGTATTTGGTGTGCCATCTGGTTTAGTTACAGCAACAATTTCTGTTGGTATTCCATAAAAGCCATTACCGCCATTTAGAAGCACTAAATTTTGTATAACGCCGGCTGTTTCTGCTACTTGAACTCTACATCCTGTACCACCATTGCCTTGAAACTCAATTACGTCACCTGTTGTAAAATCACTAGTTGCTGTTAATAGTGATGCATCGAATTCTATTTCAACAACCTCATCAGCTAAATCATTTACAGATACATCTGCTCCAGAACCAAAAGCACCTGAAGTTGAGAAGTTAAAGTCTAATGTATCAGGTACAGGAACATATTTGAATACATGATTACCTGTAACTGGTGCATCTGGATCTTCTTTAACAACAGCTTCAGCACTTTCGTTTTCTGTTTCAACAAGTTTTGATGTTGTTTCATCTAATGTTACAATTAATAATGGCTCAGTTTGTACAACAGAGTCAATAGTATTTGCAGTATTACTGATTCTTAAAACATTCCAATCTAAATTTTTATCATTTGCAATCCAAACTCTATCACCTTCTGTTATTGAATTTGATTCGTATAGTGTATCTAATGATGTTTCATTCCATGTTTTCTTGTGTACATCATTCCAATGTACGTAACCAGCTGTTGGTAATTTTAATATTGGTTGCTCTTGCATTGGAAATATTTTGTTAGTACTATAATTTCCAATTGGTCTTTTAATCCATCTGTCAGAATCATCAATATCAATTTTGTAAATATCATCAGTTTCATCATCATAGTTTGGAACAACAGTTTTATCTGATGGTAATACAAAGTCAACAAGCTGTGGATTTTGTTTTATTAATTTGCCTTTTAGTTTAATTTCAATATCTTGTTTTTGTTCTACTGCACCAAAGTTACCAATTTTAAATGCATACTGTTCATATACATCAAATGTTTCCGTATCTGATATTTCATTTGATTTTAAAAGTTTATCAACTGATTCTTGTGTACCTTTTTGTGCAATCATTCCTTGATAGAATTTTGCTTGAGCAGTATCTGATAATCCTAAGTTTGAGAGATACTCTCTATTTTGCCAACCAATGTTATGTAATGCAGAATTTCTAATATCACTTTGTGGTAATAAATTGTCAACATCAAAATATCTTTGAATATTATCAACTGAATTTTCAAAGTTTGGTATTAATGTAGTACCTCTAATTACAAAACCAGGTGCGTTAAATGTACCATCCCAATCTTGCGATCTGTAGAAATTAAGTTTTAATCTTCCTTGTCTAACACCAAGTATCGGATCGTAGATAACATCATCAAATATAGTTTTATTATTAAATGTAACAACGTGTTCTATTGTTTGTGTAAAAAGTTTACAAGAATAAATTGCATTGTTTTTATCTGTTAATTCAATAGTAATTGTTTTGTCAGCATCTCTAGTAGATTCAATTAATGATTTATCAATTGGAAATCCATTTTGATCAACAATTTTATAATGTCCGCCAAATGTTTGTTCTATGTTTGCTACATAGCCTAAAGCTGGTTTGTATTTTAAGTATTTGATACAAGGATTTAATGTTACACCTTGATCTGTTGCATACTTGGCATTTGCCCAGTATAAGAATTCTTTTGCTGAATAATCAAAACTAAACTGCTGTCCAAGTTCATTATCATAATGATCAAATATCCAACCTTGTGATTCTAAGTATTTTCCATATCCAACAATAAAGTTATATACTTGTTGTACACTTGTAAACACAGTACCATACTCAACAATATCAGGCACCGTATTGTAGTCATCATAATTTAGTACTTCAATACCGTTTACTAATGGTATCTTGTTTGGTTCTTTAAAGTTTGAGTTTATAAAGACATTTGTTGTTGTGTGTTTAGTTGTAGCTTGAAATACTGTACCGTTATGCTTAACAAAGTCGCCAATCAACAAATCAAGTCCTTCTTTGAATGTTGGAATGTCAGGTGTTTTACCGCCAACGTTTACTGATCTAGATTTGCTTGTTTCAACAGGATTAAGAACAAAGAATTTAGCACTTGTATTATCGTACCCATTTACTCTGAAGAATCCTTCTTCAGTTTGTGTGACCATAATAGCACTATACGTTGATGTTGATAGTGGTGGACTAGTATGTGTTCTAAATGTTATATCATTATTAGGTATATCAAGTGTTCTTGATTTTGTGCCTGGACTATAAGATTCAGCTTTTGCTTTCAGTGTTCTTGAGTCTGTAAATCCTCCTACTCTGTATGAAAGTTGAGATTCAAGATTTCGTATTCTGTTACCTAAGTAGGTTGATATATTTTTTCTTTCACTGATCAAGTAATCACTTAAGATTTGTTGATAACCTTCTTTAATTAATGTTACCTTTTCTCCATCAGCTGTTTCAATTGATTCACCATGAACATATATTCCTTTGTTTTGTTGTCTTCTTCCTGTTTGTGAATCATAAACTTGTCTATCAACTATTTTAGATTTTGTAAATCCTAAAGTATTCCACATTTTTTCAGTATACTGTAAAGGTGCTAGTGTAAACAATAATTGCTGTATTGCAAAAGGATATGATGAACTATTTTCCCAAGCATACTCCGCCGGAGCGCCATCACCAAAGTTCCATTGTCTTTTGTTTATAAGACCATCAGGATATGTTGTTACTAGTCCTCTATTCTTAGGATCAATTAATGCACCAACTGTATCAACAGGTACCCAATCAGAAAAATTAGGTCTTGCATAAGGATTATCTGGACTGTTATAAGATTTGTTTACAAAGTTCTGTCTGTCACCTGCAATTATTATACCTTTTTCTAGATGATCAATTAATAAATTTCTTTGTGCTGTTGAAGTCCAACTGTATGTTGAATCCCACCATAGTGGTTTCATTGAGAAGCCTAACATTTCCCATGGATGAGTATGCGGACGATCTGTTCCGTACATCTCTTTATAAATGCCTCTCCAGTTACCAGGAAGTTTTTGATTTGATTGTAAACTAGTTGTATCAGAATAATTTAATATCTTCCAACTGTTTGTATACAACGTTTCAAAATAATTTGGTGCAACATAAGTGTTTGGTGAAGTATAAACATCTTCGTTATCCACCATCAAAGCATCTTTCATATCTTGTGATATATTAGTTTTCCAATCAACTCTGTTGTTTATAGCCCATCTATGAAATATAGGTCTTAAAATTTCTTTTGCTTGATCTTGTGTAAACAATTTAGTTCTTAAATTATCTCCTACAAATTCTTCTGGAACAATAGGTGGAGTATAATCTTTATCTGTAAATTTGTAAGATGCAGAGTTAAACACTCTTGCTTCATAATCAAGAATTGCTTTATCTCTTAAGTCATTGTACGCCAACACTCTTGAACCATCGTGACCTCTGATATATTGTCTTGCGCCTTCAACATATGAATCATCATATTCATATTTTGGTAGATACATTTGATGTAAACCTAAGAATGATGGAGTAGGTGGAACATAAGCCGGTTGTATATTTTCATAAATTTTTACAGTTATAATATCATCGACTTGTGGCTTATCAGCAACCTGACCTAAGAAAACAATTTTAGTTCCCATTTGATTGTCAATAATGTAATCTTCATTATACAATAATACATCACCATTTCTGTAAACATACATATTTTTCAATCCATGATCTTCATCTGGATTATAAGATGCATTCTGTAATTCTATTCCTGGTTCACCAACAAGGTAATCTTCAGATATGATATCTTGTAACATAGTGTCTTGTGTTAACCAAGGAGTATTGTCAATATTCAATACTACTCTTTCTGCTGTATACGTTTCTCCAATTGATAACATTCTACTATCAGCAAATGGTTGTACTTTGTTTTTGTTTAAATTAGTTGATTTAATTGCATCGTCGACCATTTTACCAACGTTGGTTTCATCATATAAACCTGTTTTTTGTAAAATATCTAAACTGTTTATAAATGCCGCTTTGAATCTTGAGTATGATGAATCAGCATGACGTAAAGCATCAAATAAGTTTAAGTTATTATCACCAGCTATCATCATTGCTCTTAGCATTGGTGAACTATGCTGAAGTATCACCCCGCCTTTAGAAGTATCTTTTTTGGTATCTCTATAATTGTTTGGACCTAAACCTTGACCTAAAATATCTTCTTGATTTTCAATTATTGAAGAGTAATGAGTTAACAAATCACCATACGAATATGACAATACATCTTCATTACTTGCATTAAATTCTAAGTTCTTAGGAACGTCATAATAATTGTATCTGCCTAGTGGTGTTTGAGAATCAGTATCATATTTTATTTGAATATATGCACCTGTTTTTGGTTTTGATGTTAATGCTATTTCTTTATTATTAATTACAACAAAATCAATATTTCTTTGCAAGAATTTATTATCTAGTGTTACTTGAACTTTTAAAGCATCATCAATTTGATTTTCTAAAGTAAATTTTGTAAAGCCATGAATATAGTTTTCATCTACTTCAAATTCTTCAACAAGTAATTGTCTTGAAGGATTATTTGCTACTTTCCACTCGTTGTTAAAAATAGTTGATCTAGCATCAATCATATTATTAACATCTCTGTTAACAATCTGTATTTCGCCACCCATGTTTGAATGGTTACCACAATGATAGTACAATGTATCTGGTGCAGAGAATGGTACAGTAAATTCTAATTGCATTCCACCAGTTTGTGATGATATTGTTTCGTTAATTGTATGATCATCATACGAAGCTGTATAATTTGTTTTTAATGGTGTTGCTTTATAAGTTGGACCTATGATATAAGGAAAGTCAGGCTCGTCATTTGCGTCAATAGTTATAAAGTATGCGTAAGTTCCATCTGGATATTCAGGAGTAACACACATTCTACCATTGTGTTCATCTAGATCACCTAGTCCATCAACATATTCATAATCTTCCATGTATGTACCATCACGTGTTGAACCATCTTCTCTGTCTGTTGTTTTTAATCGATAGCTTGTTTCCATTTTCTTAAACGAACCTGTACCATCAGTGTTTGTAAATGCGTATGGTCCATATATTGGATATCCATCAAATGAATAACCAATGATAGGAGAATGATTACCTGAGTCTTTTGTATAGCTGTCTACTGGGTCGCTATTAACGTAATAGATACCTGCACTATCAACACCTAATGTAATGCCTGCCTTAACAGCATTTGTAGTATATTGTTCAGTAGTAATGTTTGTTACGTTAGCTGTCTTTGAGTTGTATATTGGTACACCGTCAACAGTACAACCTATCATACCAAGCGGTGTTTCAACAGGAGTTGATGCCGCGGTAGGAACTTTTGGAATCTTGAACCTGAAAGTTTGAGATACTATGGCGTTCGGGTTCTGTGCATTCGGAAAAGTTCCTCCGGCATAATACGATGGTATACCATTTGATTCGATGTATAAAAAGTTTTCTGTGTCTTTAGTAACACTCTTACCATAATATACTCTACTATTTGTTATTCCTGTTGTATACTCATCGTCATACGCATTCTTGTTCCAGTTCTGTGAAGTACTGAAATAGAATGGATGATTAGCATTGGTGTAACCAATGTATCCTGATGAAGGATCTTCTGTTTCAAAAATGTATGTATAGCCTCTTTTTAAAATTAGTGAAGGTTGCTGTACACCATCTATATAAAATTTATTTTTGCCACTACCGTTATCTTTTGATACTGTGACTTTTTTTGAAAATCTTCTATTTAAAGATAGTGGGTAGTTTGTTTTTTTATAATGATAATATCCTGTAATGTCTTCTTGATCATTTAAAAATGTTTCAGTTGACAAATTATTCTCAAACTCAATAGCTGATACTAAATCTAAATTATTTTTGTAAGATACAGGAAAGTTTAAGTATGGATCGTTCAATCCGTCTGCTGTCTTGTAAGAATAAATTTTTGAGCCTGCAAAGTTACTTGAAGTGTACTTACCTGCATCACTTAATGGTACACCATCGTTGTCGTAAAGTTCAAATAATGGATACTGGTTAATTTTAGTTTTTGTTTGACCTTCGTTCCATCTGTTATTCAACCAATAGTATTCTTTACCTTCATTTGCCAGTCCAAGTCTAACAGTAACTTTATCATAATCAATAACAGCTAAATCCAATTGTGTTAATGCAATACTTGTACCTACACCAGATACTGTCCATAAAGAAGAAGTACTGTCAACAAATAAATCATTAATATCCCAACCTATGTCACCACCTGTACCACCACCATGTGATATTTTTACAATATTACCACTTTGTAATGGCGTGTTAAATGTTAAAGTTTTTGTGCCGATACCTGTAAAGTCTTCATCAACTTTTTGCAGATCACCATTTAGTAAAATAGTGTCTTGTGATCTCAATGAATCTTGAAGATTGAATACTGTTTGTCCTGCTTGAGCAAGAAATGATTCAATACCGCCTGTGGTAGGATCATTGTCTGTATCTTGGTCCCATGCTATATCATCTGCATCCCATGGTACATAACTTTGTACATCTTGATTATTTTTAAATAACATTTTATGGCCATTTTGCAATGCAATGCCATCTACAGTATATTCTGGATTTCCTTCAATATCAATTTTGTTAACGCCATCAGAAACAACATCAACGTCTTGTATATGAATTTTTCCGTAATTGTGTAATTCTAAATTTCTTTCAAATTCAATAATTGGTCTTCTTGCTCTTCTTGTTTCATCTAATGTGAAAGGTGATTCAGTTACTCTATACGATTCATCCCAGTAAATATCATCATAGCCTGTTCCTTCGTCATCGTCCCAGTTATGATAAATTTTAACAACCTGTGTAACTGATTTAAAATCTGTTAATGTGTTTTTGTTAGCCCAGCCGTTTGTTCTTGACCATGGATTTTGATCTTCTGCACCTCTTTCGATAGTAATATAATCTTGTCCTGCGGCCGATGGTGCTGTATCCCATCTACCTCTGGATAATAAATCAACTGGATTTGAAACTGTTTCTCCAATTACTATTGCACTGAGTGGAATTTCTTTACCATCATTGAAGTAACCAAATGTATTATAATATTGTGTATTAGATCCATTGTTGATAGGTTTCCAGCCTGACACACCATCTGCATCCCATAATCCATCACCAGTATTACCTACATCGTCAACTGATGAGTCCCATGGTAAATCATTTACTTTGAAAAATGTTGCTGGTAAATTACTAGTTGGTACAAGTCTAATACCTTCTTCTGATCCAACACCTTCAACAAAATATCTAATTTTATTTCCAGACGCATCATTAATTGCACTAGCCGGCGTTACGTATGTGTCATCAACAAATTCAATAAACATACCAGATGAAAAAGTAATTCCTGTTGGTGATGTATATTCAGGTTTTCCAATAATTTCTGTTGTAACATTGATATTTTTATCTTCATTACCTGCAATTTTTACAGTAGGTAAGTTTAAATCTAAATCTGGGTACCAATAATAATTTTCATAGTTAACAAACTTGTCAATATCAATTGGCGGAGCAAAAGTATAATAATCCTGTGAAAATAATTTGTTATGATTCTCAGTTGGTGCATTATAGTAATTTAGATAGCTTATTAATTCATCATAATATGTTTCTTGATCAATTAATGCTGTTTCAGTATCTCTAATTGTTGCTGTAGGTTCTAACTGATAGTAGTGTCTATTTTTAGATATTTCAGGTACATAAAAATCTTTGTTGGCATCGTAAATTGTTCCTGCTCTACGACCAATGTATCCATCAACGTAATCAGCTTCACCTTTTTTAAACCATTGCTCAACTGTTGAATCAAAAAATGATTCAAGTTTTGGGTTTTGTAGGTAACCAGGTAATTTTCTAATTACTTTTGTATTCATTAGTAACCTCCAGATGATCCGCCTGAACCTGATGATCCTGAAGAACCACCACTTCTAGCATCAGTTCTTACTCCTGTTGAGCCAGAAGATGCACCAATTGATGCTGTTTCAATTTCTCCTGAAGCTCTTAAGTTACTGCCTGTAAAGTTAGTTACAATTTCTACATTATTAACTGTAGCAGTACTCATGAATAGTTCGTTATTATTTGCGGTCAGCTGGAATAAGTCACCAAATACTGATTCGTCATCTTTACCAACTATAGCAATAGAAGCCAATTCACCTTTTAATTGTGTATGAATATACGCCGCTAGTTCTGTAAAGAAGAAACTGTCACCAAACTCCCAGAAGTTTATATCAAAGAAAGTATTAATAGCATCAACTACTCTTGTTTTAACTTCGTTGTCAGTAATAGTTGCTCCAGGTGTTTTAATACATCTGAAAGTTGCTTTTAATTTTTCATCTTCAACTTGATCACCAAATAATAAAACAAATTTTGCTGGTGTATAAACAATTTGATCACCTAATGCTTTATATTTTTCAATTTCATTAAACACTAAAGATAAATCTGTGTTTGTTGGTCTTGGTGGCAATTCTGAAATTGTTTTTTGATTGGCTTTCCATGAAACTAAATCAGCATAATAACTTTTTTGTAAAACAACCATTTCAATAACAGAACTGATACTTGGATCAATTCTGTGATCTCTAGGTGCAGTATGTTTATATTGGAAGAACAATGGATTTGTAGATGTATATGATCTTCCTTCATACGCTCTATAAGTTTTACCGTTATGTTCAGTAGTCCAGTAACCGCCTTGATATGTTGCTTCTTTAATTTCGCCGCCTGTTACACTACCTTCATAAAATCCAAAGTATGGAGTTGATGTTCCTGCTTTTACAAATTTAACTTTTGCTGTATTTTCATCAAAATCTTGTACTTTAATGTTTCCTTGCATTGCCTGATGAAACTGACAAGCATAAAACAAATCATCTGGTGCGTTAGATGGAACTGTAAACGTAAATGTTCCTGTCTGTTTGCCGTTGTGTGCAGATGTTACTGACCAACCATTCTGTACACCTATTCCATTGTTTGCACTCAAAGTAGTTCTAATCCAGAAAGGATGTCCTGTTAAGTTTAAATGAAAAGTATATGTTTGTCCTCTATATAATACAATGTCTGGATTTTTATCTCCAGCTTCAGCAAAGCCAGTTGTACCAAATAGATAACCATGTGGCTGATCTGGACTAACACTTACATAATAGTCAGTTGCTATCGCTGATTGATCTTCTGAATCTCCTGCTATTTTGTAATATGTGTATCCGTCAAAATCTTCATATGATTCAAGAACAATGTATTTGTTATAAGGTATAATTTTTTCATGTGCTGTTGGATTGTCTGGCATACCATCTTCGTCGCCATCAAAATTTGAAACTTTAACTTTTCTTGCATTTACAAAACCATCTGGTTCAGTAAAACCATCATTAACTGCAAACTTTATAGGACGATCTAAATTTACATCGTTAATATCTTTGTTAGTTTTTGGTAATACAATTTGATCTCTAATTACCAAGCCTGTATTAACATCAATATTTTTATAATCTTTAACATTAAAAAATCTTACTGCATTATCAGATTCAAAAATATATTCTAATCCTCTCACTGTAAAACTATAGATATTTGTATTTGGATCTTTGTGAGCATATAATAACCAACTTGAATCTGCTGTGGTACCTTTACTTGAATATGCAAAGTTTGATGTTAAGTCTAAATTTTCTTGTTCAATAATGTACCAACCTTCTTTTCTAGATGCACTATCCCAGAAATTATAGCCTAAACCAAAGTCTTCATTTAATTTCATTTTTGCTTCAATATTAAATTCTTCCGACTGTTCGCCTGACGTTAGTGTTGATCTAAGATTTGGAATAACTGTTCTTAATTTAAATCCATTTGGAACAGCACTATCAAGTGTGATAGACCCTACTGTATCTGCTGTAAACATAAATCCATCATTTGCAATAGATATAACAGTTGCCCATATGACTGAGCTTCTATTTTCATTTGTAAATTCTAATTTTGTTCCTGGTCTTATATAACTTAATTTTGCTTCGTTGTTTTGTGGATTTAAGTAAACCATAAATGCATTTTCTTTTGAACTTGAACCTTGGTAGATGTAACCAGTAGTTGATTCAACAGCATCAGGAAATGTTTTCCATGTTACTTTGTTATATGATGAATCATTTTCTAAACTAAATGCATTTGCATTGTTTACTTGATCTGTAATTGATTTTTTATAAGTGTCAAAGAAATAATTTTGTAAATTTTTATTTTCAAGCATTGGTTGAATAACAGTTCTTACAGTATTAAGATAGTTAAATGCACCTGTTGTATCTTGATCTACAATAGTTGCTGTACTTCTTGCATTATTAGGCTGTCTATAGATTATTCCATCTTCGCCAAGCATATTAACACTTGCGACAGTACCAGTTGGATCATTAATATCTAAATATCTTGAATGACCTTGGTGTGTTTTATTAATTGATTTAATTTTTTGTATATCAGAAACTTTTACAATAGGAAATATATTATAGTCTTCTGCACTAATCATTCTATCTTGTGCATAGTAATTTTTAATTGCATTAAATTTAATATTTTGATCTGATTCTGTTGGTTGTGAGTTTGTTACTGCATATTGAAGATCAAATGTAATTGTTAAATCGTAGACTTGATTTTCTTTGTTTACATAAGGTACAGTAATAGTTTTGTTTGCTATATCTGATGGTGCAATAGCTTCACCACTACCAAATGATGATCTATACCATGCTCTATATGTTCCAACTGGAACATTACCAAAATTTCCGTCTGGAAACTTAATTGAAATTCTGTCATTATTTCTTGATTCAACTGTAAAAACATTTCTTTTATTAAATGCTAGTGAATTGTAAACAATATTATTACCTGATACTGCTGGTACTTTGTCCCATGATAGTATTGGAGTACCATTACTATCAATTTGTTGTAACCAAACGTCAAACTCGTTAATATTATCAACATCAATATTGATATTTCTGTTTGGTAAAGGTGAATCAAAAGTGAAATCTTCGCTTTCAAGAATACCTTCTTTGAAGTATAAGAACCAACCTGTATTTGCTGACGAATTTCCAGTTCCATCATTTCTATAAATCATAGTAAACGGAGAGAATGGATCTGGTTCTACTTCTTTTAATTGTTTTGCATCTGATATATCAATATTAACAATTTCAAATGATCTACTTTGACCTTTTATGTTAGAATTAAATGTTCTAACAACATCAAATTGTTTTAAGTTGTTCATATAATAAATGTCTGTTGGTATTGATTGCAAAATATCTGATTTTACCGGACTACCAAATGTATTAGTTGAGTCAAAAGATGCATTCATTACTCTTAACCATTGATCATACCAATTTAAGTTTGCTGAATCGTTCCAAAAAACTTTTTTGTTTTGTAAATCTATGCCTTCACCATCTGTAATTGGTTCAGAAGTAGTAATTGATTTTATTTTTACGATACCTCTTGCTGGTTGATTACGTGATGGCTTGTAAGAAAGAAGTTTTGCAAGTTTTAAAATTGATTCTCTTCTCTCTGCTGTGTCTAAAAAGTTTTCTCTAGAGTTTAAATCAATTCTAAACGCAAGTGACTGGCCTAGGAAAGCTAATAAATCAATAATAGCAATAAATTCAGATGATTCAATGTAATCATTAAAGTCTTCAGGGAAGTTGACTTGCATATAGTTGACCATTGACTGTCTAATTGTGTCAAAGTCATATGATTTAAAATCTGATTGTGTAAAAATTCTGTAGATTGTTTTCCAATCTTCTGCCGCAAATAAATTATTTTGTCTTATTACCTGACTCATTATAAAATTGCCTCCGTTGAAGCCTCAGTTTCAAAATCTAAACTTAATTGTAAGGAGTTGTTACCTGGTTTTACTTTTGCTTGGATATTGACTCTTAAGCCATTTTCTAATTGATCAAGAAAAGCTGTTTCTAATGTTAATCGCGGATCGCTTTCAACTACATTTTTTACGTCTTCGAGAATTAATTCTTTGTTGTCTTCATCAAGTGGTTCAAATACCATGTCTTGAATAATTGATCCAAACTCAGGACTCATTAAACGTTCACCTTTTCTAGTGTAAAAGTGATTTAGTAAATCCTGTTTGATTAAATCCATGTCAGAAACTTCTGATTTTATACCACCTAGTTTGGAACTGAAACCTCTATAGATTTTTGTTCCAAAACCCATATCGGTTTTAGTTGTAGATGAGGTAACAGTAGTGGTAGTATTAGCCGCTTGTCCTACTGCTCCGCCAGAATTTCCTGTATTTCCGTATGCCATTGTATCTCTTAATCTATAGTTATAATGATATTTATGTGTGCTATTATGTAGTGTTTTAATTTTAGGGGAATTTTATAAATATTAATAAATTATCAGCTAATATAACTATGAAAAAATACGAACAATACACAGCAGACGATCGAGTAGACATAAGTCTGCAGGATAATGATATCTTTTATCTTAATGGTGAAATATCAGAAGAAAATATCAGTAAATGTATTAAGTGGATATTGTCAGCAAACTTATCTAAGAAGCCAAAACGTACATTAAAGCTATATGTAAACACTACAGGCGGTGATTTGTACGAAACATTTGCACTTGTTGATATCATGAAGAACAGTTACCATCATATTTCAACTATTGGAATTGGTGCTGTAATGAGTGCCGGTGTTTTGATATTGGCTAGTGGAAAACATGGCGAAAGATACATTGGTAAAAACACTGGTATAATGAATCATCAACATAGTGATAGCATTGATGCTAAAATGCATGACATGAGAGCACAAATGAAAGAAAACAATAACTGTGAGCAAAGATGTATGCAAATATTAAGAGATGCCTCAGGTTATAGCTTGACAGATGTACGAAAAAAATTCAATAACCCATCTGATCAATATCTTACAGCCAAACAGTTGGTTGAATTTAAATTAGTAGATCATATTTTATAGAATTCGGTTGACATATCATAAGTTGTGTAATACAATGTGACTTATGTTGTTAAAGCTACTTGAAAATTTGGGTAGAAAACGAGTAATTACCGACAGAAGCGGTACAATACCATATCTGATCAGGTACTATGTCTTCTTGAAAGACAGAAAAGACTTTCCATTCAATTTTACACTACACAAAGTATTGGTAAGCGATGAACCAAAGCTTCATGATCATCCATGGAACTGGGGAGCATTTATACTTAAAGGTGGATATTGGGAAAATACGCCGGAAGGTAGATTTTGGAGAGGACCTGGTCATATCAGATTCAGATCTGCAGATGAATTGCATTGGTTAGAATTGGATAAAGATGAAAATGGTAATGAACTACCATGTTGGAGTTTGTTCTTCATGGGCCAAAAGCGGAAAGACTGGGGATTTATGCATGATGGAAAGTGGGTTGACAACGAAACATATCTTAAAAAATATGCAAAACAATAAATTGGTAAATTTAAAATTGACAAAACCAACTATCAGTTGTATATTAAGAGTATGATTGAAACATTAATAAAGATGTTGCGTAGAAATAGTTCTACACAGACTTTAAAGAAAGAGGAAACTACAATGTCAAAAACTAAAATGACACAGAAGCAGAAAATTCTTCATTACTACAAAGGTACTGGTAAAACTGTGACAGCGAAAGAATTAGTATCAAGGTACAAAATTCTTTCTCCATATGCGAGAATCTTTGAGTTAAGAGAACAAAACTATGACGTAAGAAGTATTGTTTTCAAGCCAAAAATGACTCAAAGAGGCAGATGGCCAGTGAAGTATCAAGTAATGAGAACTAAACTTTCAAACGTAGCCTAATTTGTTATAGGCCTATAACAAAGTTTATAGCTTTAAAAATAGAAAAGCCCGGATGTACTACACGCACCGGGCTTTTTTTGTGGAGGAAACTTTAATAAGTTTATTTATAACTTATTGTATTAATTTGTTTTTTCAACTGCTGGTACTTCTGCAGGGGCTTTTGTAGAATGATCCCATGCAAACCAACCGCCGACTGCGATTACTACTACTGCAAGTAAAATCCATTTTTTGTCAATTCCAAACATTGCAATTCTCCTTTGCTAATGATTAAACTATATTTCAGTTTAATAATAAAGAATATTTAGTACTTTAATGCCCTGGATATGGCTCTCTAGTTGGGTATTTTGTAACTATCGATTTGGTTTCTGTTGTTTTTCTTGATGAATTTCGTGGCGTTTCAGCTACTCTATCTTGCTGAACATTAATATATTTTGATATATCTTCGTCTGTCCATGGATGTTCTATTCCGCCAACAGGTAAAGCCACGGTTGCTATTGGACCATTCATATGTATCTGTCCTGCTGTTTCCAAATGGAAAGCAGAAGAGAATGAATTAGTACCAATTGCTGTAAATGTGTTATTTAAATTACTGTAAATTGTTGTACTTTGAAATGCACTTGCATTTATACTTGAACCAGCTTTAATTTTTACATCACCTGCTGTTTCAATATGAAGATTACCATCTGTTATTGGATCATACCCAACATCAGTTGTTTCTAGTGCCGCAACATCTTGTGTTGTTTTTGGTTGTGTTGTATCTGTCACACTATTTGTTTTAATTTTCACGTGTCTACCCGCTTCAATATTAACATCTCTATCTGCTCTAATGTTGAAATCTTCTTCAGCTCTCATGGAAATTGATTTTGCACCAAAAACTTGTACATCACCATCTGCACCTAGTTCAACCCATGCTGTTCCTTTTTTATTATTAACATAAACAATTCCATTTGCATCGTCTAACAATACTTGAGC